CTCCTGTATGGTCCCCGGACCGAGACTTCCGCTACCGAGCAGGACGTTCGCCGAGCTGGTCGTTTGGATCTTGGTGTAACTGACGGTGTTGTTGCCATACGCCCCCGTGGCCAATTGGCCGAACCCGAGGAAGCCACCGCTCTCGCGCAGCGCGAAACTTGTGCTCGAGCTCGTCGCGATGTCCGCCCTCGCGCCCGTTGAGCCGCCTGCCACGCCGAGCACGGAGAGGGCGGACCCGTTGGCGACGGCCACCGTGGGGTTCGCGGCGGTGCCACCGATGGTGATCTGAGAGCCCCCCGTCACCGACAGGACGCCGGTGTTGTTCACGACGGGGTTGGTCCCCGTGCCCGTGATCGAGATGCCGGTACCGGCCGTCACCGACGCCACGCCGGCCCCGGAGGTGAAGTCGACGAAGGCCGCGGTCCCGTTGTCGACGAGGGTGAACTTGTTCGAGAACTGCAGGTTCGTGTGGTGGGTGATCGGCGTCCCGGACGAGTCCCTGGTGTTGACCACGCCGCCGTTGATCACGACGGGCGACGCCGGGGATCCGGTGATCGAGATGCCGGACCCGGCGTTGACCAGCAGGACGCCGGTGTTGTTGACGACCGGGTTGGTCCCCGTGCCCGTGATGCTGATGCCGGTACCGGCCGTCACCGACGCCACGCCTGTCGTCCCTGGGACTGCCGGGTAGTTCACCATCACCCAGGCCCCGGACGCCCCCAGCGAGGTGTCGTACCGGAACGTGTAGATCGTGTTCGCGGTCGTGGTGACGTTGGCGCCGCCGATGAGGAGCATCGGCCGCTCGCTGCCCGACGGGGCTGAGTTGTGGGTGAGGACCTTCGGGGCCTCGGTCAGGAAGTCGACGTGCTGACCGTCCGAGACGCCGCCGGCGTCGATCCGGAAGATCGTCGTCAGGCCGGCGCCCGTGATGTGGAAGTAGTCGCCCGGGTAGGACGGGATCAGCGCCGCCGACGCGGCGATGTCCGGGCCGCGCCGGAACTCGCCCTGGATGGTGAAGTCGGTCAAGGACTGCGACTTGGCGGTGTTGTTCTCGCCGTGCAGCCGGAGTCCCTGTGTCGTGATGAATCCCATCGTCTACTCAGTAGGAGGAGAACCCGGCGTTCTTGCCGACCTGCCAGATCGGCAGGTCCGACCAGTTGTAGTTGGTGCCCGTGACGAGGAGCTGACTCGCGGCCGACGTCGTCGCCGTGAACGCGGTCGACGGCGAGGGATTCGACGACGAGAGCTTGGACCCCGGGTCGAGGATGTTCACGATGAAACCGGTGTTGCTGGACCCGAAGATCCCGTCCACCGACGCCTGCGCGCCGCCGATCACCTGGATCGCCGAGGCCGAGCAGTCGAACACGTAGAGCGTCCCCAGGCGACCGTTGCAGCCGACCAGGAGCTGGCAGCTGCCGGTCTTCGCGATCAGGTTAGTGTTCACCTGGAGGTTGCCGGTCCATGCCGACATGAACGCCGACGAGAGCCACAGGCAACGGTTCGGGGCGGTGGTCCCGGAGAAGGTGAAGCTCCCGACGTTCACGCAGCCCTGGACCACGCAGCCGGACGGGACCGAGGCGCCCGACGCGCGCCACCCGCAGTGCCGGATCTGGGCCTGGCCGCCGGCGACCTTGTCCAGGTCCAGCAGGACCAGGTGGCAGTTCAGGGTCGTGACCCCAGCGTTGGAGACCGGGAGGATGACGGACGGGAACTTCGGGAGCGAGAGGACCTCGTAGTTGTCCCCGCTCACGAACGACGCAGAGGCCGTGCCGGCGGCGGTCGTCGCCGGCCAGCCGTTCGTCGGGGAGATCTCCGCGGTCTTGGCCACGTTCTCGTAGCCCATCGCCGCGTACTTCAGCCCGTCCGTCCTCCTGATGATCCGCGACCCGGAAGAGGTGGACAGGCACCCGGACGCCGACCAGGACGTCGGCAGGGACGAGTCGGAGACGGTCCACGGCGCGTCGGCCGCGCCGGTCAGCGTCCCTGACCGGACCACCGTCGGGACGCCCACGAACAGCAGGGGGTTCGCCGTGTATGACCCGACCTGTGTCCCGTGCATGATGGGGGTCAGGTTCAAGGAGGCGTGCGCCGTGTCGCTCATCCACCGGACGGTGGTGGCCTGGGCCAGGGCCACCCCTTTCACGCGGCGCACGAACTCGTCGGCGGTCCGGAGCGGGTGGGTGTCGTCGACCCCGGTCTGCTCGTCGGTGGCGACGCCCGAGACGTTGGCCTCGTCGATGCTCCACGTCGCCTGGGTCTGCCAGATCTGGCTCGGGAACCCGAGCCGGATCCACCGGCCCAGGGCACCACCGTCTGCCAGGACCGTGATGCCGTCGACGATCGCCGACGAGCCGGGGACGAACACGAAGAAGTCGTGCAGCGTCAGGACCTCGCAGATGTGGCAGTCGCTCGTCAGGAAGACCGACGTGTCGATCGCCACCATCCCGGTCAGGTTGGTGCGCCGGAACAGCGTGTTCGCTGCGCCGCCGCCACCGCCGCCGCTCGAGTTGATGATCGGGTTCTGGGCGGTGCCCGTGATGCTAATGTTCGTTCCGGCGCTGATGGTCAGGACGCCGGCGTTGTTGATGACCGGGTTCGTCACGGTCCCGGTGACTGAGATCCCCGTGCCGGCCGTGACGGTGTCGACGCCGCCCCCGCCCCCGGCGTTCTGGCGGAAGTACTCCAGCCACCGGATCGCCTGGGTCTTCCACCCCTGGCTGATGTTCGCCTTCTCGGTGTCCTCGGTGGACTCGAAGCCGCCCATCTTCCGGAGCGGCAGCGGCGTCCCGCCCGGACCCGTCACGAACAGGCCCGACAGGCGCGCCAGGAGCACCACCCGGCGGGTCTCGCCGGGAGACCCCGGGTTGATGACCGCCTCGAGGACGTACGTCCCGTCCGTGTGGTAGACGCCGTCGTTCGCGTCGACCGTGAACGAGCACGACGAGGCGTAGGCCAGGGTGATCGGCTCCGGGCCGGCGCCGCCGACCACCGACCCCTCGGGCCGACCCTTCAGGACCCACTTGACCGTGCTGACGCCGACCATCGAGGTCAGCGAGGCGGTCACCACGTCGCCGGCGGCGAGGTCCTCGCGGTACCCGATGACGGCGGGGCCGCCGTTCCTGGTGCTCTGTACCTGTACCGACTCGAAGGCCATCGCCGCTCAGACGAGGCCGCGGACCCCGTGTCCGTACGCCTTCACGTAGAGGTTGATGAGGGGGGACCCGGACGGAGTGTTCTGGATGATCACGTAGGCGAGGCCGTTCGACAGGTCGTCGAGGGGGACCGCCGCGGTGCCGCCGATGATGACCCCGCCCGTGCCGGCCGTGACCGCCAGGGAGGCGCAGGCGTCGTTGAAGCCGTTCGGCGGGCCCATCGACGACGGGTTGAGGTGCATGCTGATGTTCAGCGGCGACCCGGTGACCGATCCCGGGGACATGGTCACGACGACCTCGCGCTTGATGAGCGGCATCGACGCCAGGACGGCGGGGGACGCCGCGACCGTGAGCTGCTGCTCGAGGCCCCACTTGCCGTACGTGCGCTCGGCCGTCATCACGCAGGGCTGCCGGTTCGTGGTCCCCTTGTAGACGAACCCGAGGCCGATGTAGAGGGCGCTGGTGCGCGCCACGCCGCGCGGGGTGTTGATGCTGGCGTTCGGGTGGCCCTCGCTGTCGGGCGGGGTCGTGCTCTCCACGATGACCGCGGGGATCCAGAACGGCGTCCCCAGGATGGTCTGGATCGACCCCTGCCCCTGGTCCGGCCGCCCGGCCACCAGGTAGATGTAGTAGGGCCTGGAGGAATTCGCCGGGGCAGCCGTCGCGAACGGGTTGGCCCCGGCGTCCTGGTACACCTGCGGCGACCCGGTGAACTCGATCAGCTCGCCGTTGATCAGCACGCGGTGCTTAACGCCGTTCAGGGTCAGGTCAGACGAGGCCGTCGTCGGGTCGGTGGCGTTCGACCACAGCAGCCGGCACCCGGCCAGGATGCGGCTCTCGAGCGCGCCGGGGGCGACCGTCTTGCGCCACAGCCGGCGCCGGAAGGTGAAGGCCCCGGCGTTCGCCGACGCCGCCGGCACGAACACCTCGTAGAGCGCGCACTTGTGCGCGGGGACCGCCGGCGGGACGGGCGTCGAGGACGGCGTCCCCGTGACCACCGAGAGCGTCGTGCTGGGATTCGTCGTCTTGTAGACGTTCTCCGGCGTGGTGTTGCGGGTCTGCGGGTCGAGCAGGATGTTCCGGCTCTGGAGGTCGGTGTCGACCGACGACGGATCGCCGACGATGAGGTCTACCCGGTGGTTCGTGAGGTCGGGGTTGCTGAACGACAGCGGCGTCGCCGGCCAGCGCATGACGATGTTCGAGCTGTCGTCGGCCGTCAGGTTCGGCATCGTCGGGTCCCAGAAGAAGCCGGAGCCCTTCGGGATCGTGGCCGTGTACCCGCTCGTGTCGCCGAACACGTCGTGGATCTCGATCGCCCCGGAGATCGGCGAGTCGTCGTCCGCGGTGCCACCCATGTAGGCGACCATGTCCTGCAGCTCGCGCGAGGACAGGCGCTGCAGGCGGTTCAGGTCGCCGGAGAGGAGCTGCTCGCGGGCGGCGAACCCGACGCGAGAGAAGCCTGCTGCCATGTCGGCGAAGTTACACGAGCGCCGGAGGCGCTGTCAGTTTTTACGGCCAGGGCTGGATCAGGTGGACCCACACCGTCCCCACGACGTTCAGGAAGTTCGTCCCGTCCGACCGGCCGCGCCCGTGGATCACCGTGACCGGGATCTGCGGGACCTTGACCGCGACCGTGTCGCGCGCGCTGCGCTCCGGGGTGTCGATGACCTGGCTGTCCCAGGTGACGAACCGCATGTGGCAGGTGGACCCGGGGATCGGGTTCGCGGAGGACATCCCCACCGTGCAGCCGACGATCATCCAGGCCGTGTTCGGAGGCGCCGAGATGACCCAGGCGTCGTTGTCCCCGGCCGACGTCGTCAGGCCCATCTCCGCGATCACCGTCGGGCGCTGGAGGAACAGGTCGAAGTTGACCCCGCCCGCCTTGGCCTGCGAGACGTGCTGGTACACCGAGAGCAGCCCGGCCAGGACCCCCGGGGGGAGCGTCAGCCAGGCGTCCAGGTACCCCATCATGGGGTCGTCGGCGAAGCCTTCGTCCAGGAACATCGCCTGCGCTTCCCGGTCGCTCACGTAGTCCCCGGCCTGCACCTCGAAGTAGGCGCGGGCGACGCGCCGGTCGGAGAGCGTCGTCACCTCGTCGTCCAGGAAGTCGCCCCCCAGGCCGGGGACGTCCGTGGTCCCGGCGATCGCCGTGAACGAGTAGAGCCCGTCCGCCGCCTTCTTGGACGGGGTGGCGAGGTCCTGGAAGGGCTCGCCCACCAGGAACGGCGGCAGGCCGGTCCTCTGGGCGATGGACCTGACCAGCGCCGAGATCGCCTCGGGTGACACCAGATCGGCGATATTGCGGACCCGGGCCCGGAACTCGTCCTCCTGCTCCCCCGGCTGCTGCAGGAGCCCGCGCTCCCCGCCGTGCACCGCCAGCCAGTTCGCCGCCCCGCCCGTGATGAGCGTGCTCGAGGCGACCACGAACGTGTCATCGCCGTTCCCGGTCGTCCCGGCGGGGGCGATCAGGTTCTGCACGCCGGCCACGACCGGGGCGTCGGGGGCGACTTGGAACACGGCCTCGTCCTCCGTGTTCACGAGCTCGGACCGGCGGTCCGTCTCCACCGGCACGGAGACTGTGATGGTCCCGGCCGAGACCGGCACGTCCGTCTGAGACCGGGCGAGGACGCCGCGCTCGTCGAGGAACCGGTAGCCGCGCGGGATGACCCCGCCGTAGAGCGCGGTGGTCCGGGTCAGGGTGATGACCGCCACCCCGCGCTGCCCGGCCGAGCTCGCCGAGATCGTCAGGGCGTCCCGGTTGTGGACGATGGCGGTCCCCAGGCGCGCCATCTGGGCCACCGTCGCCATGACGATCGCCGCCGAGTCCGGGTCGTCGAGGAGCGGCTGCAGCCACCCCCACTCGTCCGTGTTCGCGCGGAGCAGCTCGAGCAGCGTCTCCTGGGTCTCGGGCGTCGCCACGGGTTACGTCACCACGCCGTTCGTGACGTGACCGTGCCAGCACCCGACGTCGATAGACGGGGACAGGGTCAGGTCGTGGAACCCGGTCCCGGACACCACCCACCTGGACGGCTTGCCGACCCGACCCTGGGACCCGGCGTCGTCCGGCACCGGCGCGCAGCCGCGCGGGTTCGCGAACGACACGCGCACGGCGTGCGGGCGACCGCCGTCGAGCGGGAACTCCGGCTTCCCGTACCCGCACGGGCACCAGAACTGGACGCCGTCGGCACCATCGATCGAGTCCGTGTAGGTGCAGCCGCGCGCGGTCGTGTCCTTCACGAACTTGGCCTCGAACCACGGGTCATCAAAGCGAGCGATCATGTTCACTCGAAGCTGACGTCCTCCGCGCGGACGCGGATGATCGTCTGGTTGTCAGGGGGGACCACGTCGCCGGCCGGCTCCTGGACCGATGCCTCGGTGGCGATGACGCCCGGGACTGCGCGCGCGGCCGCGTAGACGTCCGAGCGCAACAGGGACTGGCCGGGGCGCAGGAACTGCGTCATGGCCACGATCGTCGAGCGGACCTCGTTGGTGGCCCGGACGGTGTCGATGCCGGTCGAGAACGACAGGCGGTACCGGACGTCCTCGAATGCCACCTGACCGCCTGACAGGAAGACGGGGATCCCGCAGGCCCGGAACTCGAGCAGGACGTCGCGCACGGCCTGGAGCACGAGGGACGTCGCGTTGCCGTCTTCGTCCCCGACGATGAGCTCCACCGCGCCGGCCGGCAGCGCGGTCCCCGGGTTCACGATCTCGTAGGCGGTGGACACGGCCACGCCCGGGACGGTGGTCGCGGCGTACTGGATCGCGCCCAGCGTCGCCCGCCGCAGGGTGAGGAAGTAGGACCGGATCCGCCCGCGGAAGGCCGGGTCCGTCTCCTGGTTCGACCCGCCCGCCGCCGGGGTCGTGTTCGAGACGATGATCGTCGTGTCGAACGGGGCGTCCTGGAACGTCCACAGCGTGCCGGCGGTGACGTTCTGCTCCGGGCCCACCAGCTGGGCCACGCCGGTCGCCTTCAGCATCAGGTCCGAGGGGCCGAACACGACGTCCGTCTTGAGGGCGAAGACGTTCCCCCCCGGCGTGGAGATCCGAGTCCCGGCGTCGACCGTGCCGCCGCCGGCCGCCGCGGTCGGGCGCTGCATGAACCAGTCGACGGTCGCCGCCGCCGCCGGCTTGCGCGTGATGCCGAACCGGTCGAAGGCGATCCGGTCGAGCTCGGCGCCGCGCGCGCTGTCGACGAACATGGCGCGCATGCAGTTGGCCCAGCCGGCGGAGAGCGCTTCGCCCATGAGGGCGGACTGCCCGACCACCAGGTTGACGTCCGAGCCCTCGACGTCGACCACCTTCGGGTTGATGCGCGTGCCCGACGCCGTGACGATGTACCGGCGCCCGACGCGGAACAGGGCGTCCCTGGTCAGCAAGTCAGCCAAGGCTCACCACCTCTCCGTTCTGGTCGACGACGAGCTTGGCCGGGACGGTCCCCGACCGGCGCGTCTTGATGCGGGCGTCCACCGTGGTCAGCCCCCCGCCGGTCACCGAGACCTTCGTCTCCACCGCCCTGGCCTCCGGTTCGCGCAGGAGCTGCGGCCGGGCCTCGTCGCGGAGCTGGGACATCTTGGCCGTGGTCGCCAGGCCCTTGAGCGGGATCGACAGGCCGTAGTCCGGCAGCCACGAGAAGGCCGCCTTCTGCGTCCCCAGGCGCCGGAGCGCGCGCTTGCGGATGCCCACGTCGGCCACCTTGGACTGCGGCGGCTCGGGGGCGATGTCCCCGCCGTCGAACACCCACCGGCCCTCCCGGTTCCAGAAGTCGGTCAGGTCCTGGCTGCGCTCGGGACGCTTGGTCTCCTGGATCAGGGTGACCCCCGAGAGGTCGGCCGAGTACGGAGCGCCCAGGTCGCCGCCCGCCGCGGACACGAGCGCCTTGACGGTCACTCGGTACCTCACCCCCGCCACCAGCGCCCGGTCGACGTGGACGTCCACGCCGCGCTCGTCGGACTGGATGTACAGGAAGTTCCCGCCCTCGTCGTAGACCGGGACCCCCCCGTTGCCGACGCCGTAGGCCGGCCAGGCGAGCGAGTCGTGGTCGACGCCCACGGGCACCGGGGCCTCAGCCACGCCGTCCACCACCGAGAACAGGTAGTTCGCGACGTTCAGGGCGTCGCGCGTGCCCGCCGGGGACCAGCGCTGGGGGTCCTCCGTGAACACGACGCGGACCACCTGTCCGGCCACGGCCAGGGCCCGGACGACGGAGATCGGCCCGCCGGATCCGAATGGGTCGCCGTACGCCTCCGCGCCGAAGCCGCCGGGCTTGGTCTGTGGCACGAGACCAGACTACTCGCCGTTGATGACGTTCGACAAGAACGCGGCCGACTGGGCCTCGAACGCCTGGACGGCGAGCAGGGCGGCGTTGAGCCCCGGCGACAAGAGCGGCAGCGGCGTCACCGTGGCCGCCGCTATCAGCAACTGGAGCGCGGCCTCGAGCTGCTGGTGGAACTGCTGCTGCGCCTGGCGGTAGGTGGAGCCCTTCAGGTACGCCTCCGCCGCGCCGGCGCCGTGCAGGCGGACGGTGCCGTCCGGATCGATCCGGACGGTCCCGCTGCCGTTCATGATCTGGACCCCGCCGTCCGCGTCGAGGAGGGCGCGCGCCCCGCCGTCCGTCCTGACGTCCACCGGGACCCCGCGGGCGTGCACGAGTAGCCGGTCGTTCTGGAACACCGGCAGGCCGTCGTCCCCCACCGGCAGCGGCCCGGACGCACCCGACACCGCCGCCAGGACCTGGGGGACCATCGAGGCGTCCCCGTCCGGGAAGCCCAAGATCACCTGGTCGCCGGGCTCGAGCGGGCAGTGCGCGGAGACGCGCCCGCCGCCCCAGCCCCACCGCGCCGTCATCGGCTGCATGCTGGGCTCGAGGACGACGTCGACCTCCGCCCCGCTCGGGGTGATGACCACCGCGTTCCGGTTGCTGAAGTCCGGCTTGCCGGTCTCGTCGTCGACCACGGCCACGGTCGCGTAGGACATCCAGAAGCGCAGGTCCACGCCGGCGGTGCGGAGCCCCTGCGCGAACCTGGTCATGTCCAGCGCGCGCCGCGACGCCATCGACCTGGCCCTCACCCGCCACCTCCCGCCGCCCGCTCGGCCAGGCTCAGGAGGAGCGCGTCCTGGTTCGCCTGGAGGGCGGCCGCCCGCGCGTCCGGCTTCTTCCCGCTCACCTTCGCCTTGTAGTGGTCGTCGGCCGCCTTGTCCTGCGCGGAGAGCGACGCCGGGTTGTTCCGCGCCTCCTGGTACCCGGCCACCTCGACCGTCACCTGGAAGCCCTCCTGGGCGTCCCAGCGGTAGCAGACGGAGCGCACGTAGAACCAGTCGGTCAGCTTGGCCGACTGGTAGGCGGCGTCGATCTTGGCCATGATGCGGTCGAGCTGGTCGCGCTTGCCGGCGGCCACCAGCGCCCGGGACGCCGGGTTCTCGAGCAGGGCCTTCCGGATGAACGCCGGGTTCGCGCGCCGGTCCATCAGCTGGGACAGGTTGTCGGTAGCCACGTCGTTCGAGGCCGGGTCCTCCACTTGGCGGGCGACCATGATCCGGACGCATGCCCCCGGGCGCAGGCGCAGGAGGTCGGGGTTCTCGTTGTGGGTCTCGGGGCGGGTGGGGTCGAGGTAGCTCGACAGCTCGTCCGTCTCGATGGTGGCGGTCACCTCGTGCTGGCTGATCGTGTGGTACAGGGCGACGGCGACCCGCTCCAGCTCGGCCTGGGTCCGCACCTCGCGGATCACGCGGACCACCTCCTCCTCGATCGGTTGGTGGCCGCGCGCCGATCCGGCAGGCCCGGTGCCGGCGGCGCTGACGATGGTCGCGCGCGGCGTCTTGGGGAACACGGCCTCTAGGGTCCGCTCCCCCGGCCGGCCGTCGGGGTTGTGGGCGAGGACGCGCACGCGCGGGACGCGCTTCGTCCGGCCGTACTTGCGGGACACCTTGTACTTGCGGATGTTCTTCCCCCACACCAGCAGGCGGACCTGGGTGGTGATCTCGCGCGACCCGCCGATGGTCACCGTCCGCTCGAAGCCGTCCGCCGGCCCGCCGGGGATCGTGGTCCCGCCCTGGGGCGTCTCCTTCAGGTTCTGCGGCGGCACGATCAGGATGTTGTTCGCGCCGATCGGGTTGATGCGGCCGTCGGGCTCGCGCACGACCACGCTCGGGTCGTAGACCGGGATCATCCCGGCCAGGAGGCACGCGCGGGTGACCAGGTCCCACACCGTCACCTCGACCTGGGGGGCGATCGACGGCATGCCCACGCCCGCCGGCACGCCGCCGCCCGGGTCGGCCGCCGGGTCGAGTCCCGGGGGGACGCCGGAGGCCTGGACCTGCCCGCCGGCCGCCGCGCGCGAGGACGCCGTCTGGAGCGAGCGCTTGAGGCGCTTGGCGTCGATCCGGGGGGCCTTGGCCGGGTCGACGTTGGGGAAGTACCGGACGCCGATGGCGTCGCCCAGGGTGCCGTTGAACTCCGGCACGGCGGCGATGATCTTGCGGACGTAGTCGGCCAGGTCCTCGCCCCCTTTCGCCACCCGGCGCGTCGGCGCGAACGGGTCGAACTTCGCGTCGATGAGGCGCTTCTCCAGGCTGTACGCCTCGATCGTCAGGCGCAGGTCGTCGTCGGACGCCTCCAGGCTCTCCTCATCGGCGTAGCCGCGGAACACCGGCGCCGAGTGCATGACCTGGGGCACCCACACGCCTGGGTCCTGGTAGTCGTCGACCGCGACGGTCCCCCAGAACACCTCGACGAGCAGGGCCCGGACCACGTCCGGCAGGACTGGGAAGTCGGCGAGCGGCACCTCGACGGTGACCTTGTCGGCGGTCTTGAAGCCGTTGAGGTCGGCGCTGAGCCCCGTCGGGATCACCGCGATCTGCACCGTGAGGCCGTCCCCCGGCTTCCCGAGCGGCGCCGCCTCGTCGACGGCCCCCTTGCGGTCGCTGCGGCCGCGGCCCGCCCGCGCGCGCCCGGCGACCACCGCCGTGTCGGCTGCCAGGTCCCGCTCCCCGGAGGCCCGGCGGACTGCCTGGAGGTGGGCGTCGAACGCGGCGGTGGCGGCGGCGCGCGCGGCCGCCGTCTTGGCCGGGCGGCCCTCCTGCAGCGCGTCCGGCCCGTCGTCGTTCGAGAAGTCCTCGAGGCGGACGGTGAGCCGGACGACCACCGCCGGCCGGTAGGTGTACTTCGCCGTCCGCGAGCGCACCAGGCGCTGCGCGGAGGCCACGCCGACCGGGGCTATCAGGTCGGAGATGCCCACGTCAGCCGGCGCTCCTCTCGCGCTGGCACGGAGGGCACTCGCACTCGGTCTGCAGGGCGACGTGCTGGTCCCATTCCGGTGGGTGGGGGGCCAGCACCGAGATCCTGACGTCGTCGATCAGGCCTGCGCGGCTCGGATGCGGGTCCCAGACCATCTTCCCGTGGCGGGCGACGACGATGTGCCTCTCGGCGGCGCCCAGCGTCCCCGTGCGCACCGTCGTCCCGCTCAGGAAGTGGTACCCCGGGTCGCGGAACGCGAACACCGACAGGATCGTCGACGGGAGCCTGTCGAAGTACGCGAGTCCGTGGTGCTTCCTCAAGTAGGCCTGCAGCAGGTTCTGGAAGTACGGCTCCTGCCGGCGCCCGTCAGGCCCGCGTCGATCGCACGCGGACTGATCCGGGAGCGACGCCGGTTCGACCTCCAGGACGCACGCTATTGCCGTCTGGAAGCAGTTGCCGCGATCACCGAACGTCGTCTGGGTGTACTCCCTCATGGGATCAGCACTGGGCGCCCAAATCGGACGACGCGCCCGGCTGGACGCGCGGGATGTAGGTCGGGCGGGGCGGCACGTCCCCGGGGCCGGTCGGGATCGAGGGCACCAGCATCCCGTCCACCCCGTTGAACGACGCGATCGACCACCCGAGGTCCGGGTCCCCGTAATAGCGCAGCGCCAGGTCGCGGTAGCTCGTCCCCGCGGGGGCCTCGACCTCGGCGATGATGTCCGGCTCGACCAGCTCGATCACGCCCGTCCTGAGACGAACCAGGCGCTCGCGCGACTCGCCGTGGACCACCAGCTGCTGGAGCCGGTCGTCCGCCGCGCGCAGCAGGTCGAGGGCGCTGTCCCGGACTTCGATCTGCAGGAGGTCCAGGTTGAGGAGCGTCGACTCCATGACGCGGACGCTGCGCAGGCCGTCCTCGCAGGCGGCGACCATCCGGAGCGCGGCGACGGTCGGGATGACCGTGACGGCCTGGACCTGGGCCTGGGCGTCCTGCAGGGCGCCGACCGCCGTGTCGATCGACGCCTGGGCCTGCTCCATGGCCTGCTCGGCGAGCTGGGGGAACCCGTTCGCCCCACCCGGCCCCTGGGCGAAGGCCGTCCAGCTGGCGGATGACATCTCGAGGGCGTCGGTCGCGTCGGCCACGTCCTGCCGCGGGTTGACCGCCGGGGTCGACGTCACGGTGGGCGCCGCCGGGTCGCCGGCCGACCGCCACTCGAAGGTGAGCTCCCACTGGCAGTCCTGGATCCGGGGGAACGTGAACTTCGCGTTCGAGATGATGCCGATCCGCACGATCCCCCGCCCCGAGGCGCTGGGGTTCTCGCCGGCGTCGACCGCCCCGCCCCAGGTGACCTCCACGCTCACCCCGCGGTCGGCCAGGTCCTCGAACAGGCTGTGGTAGCCGGCGGCGGCGCCGTCCCACAGCTTGCGGTCGTTCCACTCGCCCGTCAGGACGGTGGGCTTCTTGATGGAGCCGAGCGGCTGCTGGCTGGCGTTCTTGTTGCCCGGGTAGAACGTCGTCTTCACCCGCTGGCCGCCCTCCACCGTGAAGCTCTGGAAGGGGCCCGCCCAGCCGGCGAGCTTGACGACCCCGGGCATCTCGCCGGGCTGCAGGTCGGCCACCGAGAGCTCGCCCTCGAGCACCCGGATCTGAAGCGCCCCCGCCTGGGTGTCGGCCGTGGCCATGAGGAACAGACTACTCGGACAGCGGCTCGGCTGTCATGGCCTGGGTCCGCTTGCTCACGTAGCCCTCGAGGTTGTCGGCGAACCGCACGAAGGCGCGGTCCGGGTCGGTCTCCTCGTTCTTCCAGGTGACGTGCACGCCGCCCGTGAAGTTGTTGTTGATGACCTGCTTCGCGAACTTCCGGTCGGCGTCGTTGGTCTTCGTGACGGCCTGGGCGTTAATGGTGGCGAGCAGCGGCGAGACGGCGTCGGCGATGGCGGCGGGGACCTTGGCAACGTCCATCACCCGGTCTCCCACGCCGAAGTACTTCTTCAGCAGCTGGGAGTCGGTGGCGTCGAACTGGCCGCCCTTGTACTCGGCCTTGAGCCTGTCCATGTTGACGGAGAACCGGCCGGCGGCGTCGGCGCCCACGATCCCCATCTTCTCGAGCACGGCGATCGACTTGCGCGCCGCCTTCTCCTGGGCCTCGGCCAGCGGCCCGCCGGCGGCCGAGCGGGAGAGCGCCGCCAGGTTGGCGAGCTTGCTCACCATGTCGCCGGAGCGCTCCTGCTTCTCCTGGCCGGCCTGCATCCGATTTGCGATGAGGTCCCCGAAGGCGGAGCCCACCAGGTAGGCGGCCTCGGCGGCGATCGTCAACTTGGCGACCTTCCCCAGGACGCCGGCCGCACCGCCGGCGAGCGGGGCCAGCCCTGACCCGGCGCCGCCCGCGGCCTGGATGGCGGCGGCGGCGCCGCCGAGCCTCTCGGCCATGCTGGCGATCTTCATCCCGGCCGTGATCGCCGCGAACGCCGCCCAGTGCTCCCGGATCTTCCCGACCACGTCGGCGAGCGTGGTGAACACCTTGAGGAGCTTCTCCCCGGTGTCCTCGACCAGGCTCTTGCCGTTCTCGCGGGTCTCCTTCAGGTGCTTGGCCCACGTCTGCATCCGCCCGGCGACGTCCTTGAAGATCGGGGACGTCAGGTCGCGCAGGGTGTCGCCGACGACGTTGCGGATCTTCGCCAGGGCACCGCCGATGCCGTTGTTCATCTCGTCGGCGATCTGGACGCCGCCCTGCAGGAACTTCTGGATGTGCTCGAAGCGCTGCGCCTGGGTGAGCTTGTGCATGTTGCCGGTCGCCCGGCCGAGGGCGATCGAGAACGGGTCGACGCCGCGCACGGTGCCGGTCTTGAGCGCGCGGGTGATGGTGTCGACGGCCTGCTCGCCGGCGACCTGGAACCTGACCGCGTTGGCGGACAGCTTCGTCGTCAGGTCCATCACCTTCTCCTGGGACATCCCCAGGCCGCCGACCGCCAGGGCGGTCTTCTTGTAGATCCCCACCGTCGAGTCGAGGACGGTGCCGAAGCGCGCCGACGTCTCGTCGAGCTCGTCGGTGATGTCCTTGGCGAGCTTCATCGACCGCCGGTACCGGTCGATCTCAGTCGCCCCCTTCTCAAACTCGAGGGCGCCCGCCAGGACGCTGGCGATGCCCTTCTGGGAGCGGGCGAATTCGGCGTTCTCGTCCTTGATGCGCTCGAGGAGGGACCCGATCCCGTAGCCCACCCCGAAGGCCGCGGCCGCCGTCAGGTTCTGCTCGCGCCGGAAGTCGCGCACGCTCTCGCGCAGCTCCTCCGACTTGTGGTGAGCGTGCATGAATGACCCGGCCACCCGGTCGAGGTGGGACTGGAGCCCGCGGTCCGCCGCGGTGAACTCCGTCCTCACCTCCTTGGTCTGCACCTGGCCGCTCATCCCTTGTCTCCGTTCTCCCTCTTGACGATGTCAGCGAGGGCGCGCTCGAGCTTCGTGGCCTGCTCGCGGGTGAGCCCGAGCGCCTCCGACCAGCGGACGTGTCCGTACCGGCACAGGTAGGCCAGGCGCCCGTAGGTGCTGGCCTCGAACCTGCGCAGGTTGAAGCGCACGCTCACCCCACCGTGGTCGTGAGGTTTTTTACGAAATCGTCCAGCTCGCCGGCGTCGAGGCCGTCGTTCTCGAGCTTGGCCCAGGCGACCTTCAAGTACGCGCGCACCTGGGGCGACTGCTCGTCGAGCCAGTCGAGGTTGTCGCTGGCCGGCTTGCCATCGATCTCGAACACCACCCGGCGGAGGACCTCGGCGTCGAGGGCCTTCTGCGTCCCGCCGACCAGCTGCGCGGCCTTGGCGGCGTCGAGCTCCTCCCCCAGGGTCGGCGGCCGCATCTTGAACTTCTCGATGTCGGTCGGCCAGACGCGGGCCTTCGCGGGGATCTCGCCCGACATGACCGGGCGCTTCAGGGTGCTATCGAGGGACTTGCTCATCGTGCCTGCCTTCCTCCGGGCCCGGGATTGGGCCCGTCCGGCACGATGCTACGCGATTACCTTGAAGTCCGGGGCCTCGGCCGTGAGCTTGAGGGGGACGTAGGCGTCGCGGCCGGACATGCTGAAGCCCGGGTCCTGGAAGTGCAGGTCGCTGACGCTGATGCGCTTCCGCTTCTGCTGGAAGGCCATCGAGAACGTCACGTTGATCTGCGTGTCGGCCGCCGAGGTGCGCCGGGACGCGCGGTCCCGGATGGCCTCCAAGATCTCGATGATCTCCGGCGACTCGGCGTCGATCGACAGTTCCAGGGCCACGCCCCGGTAGATGTCGTCCCTCCGGTCGGTCGTCTCTCCGAGGTAGCTCTTGCGGAGGATGTCGACCTTCACGGTGAAGGTCAGCGACTCGACCGCGGTCAGGGTGCGCTTGAGCTCCCCGCCCTTGGTGAGGCGGATCTGGATCTCCTGGCCCTTGATTCTCAGCTCGTCAGCCACGCTCGTTTCCTTTCTCAGGCCGCCTGTCCGGGAACCACGATCTTTCCGATCTGGGCCATGTACTTCACGCTCAGCGATTCGACCTGGACCTCTATTTGCCTGACACCAATCGCCGCGAGGCCCGGGCCGATGCCATGCGCGACCACGCTGAACCCGCTGATCTCTCCGGAAGCGACCAGCTCCTCGAGAAACTTCCTCGCCTTTTTCGACCAGTCGGCCACCACGGCGTCGTCGGCCGGGCGATCGAGGTAGCCCTCGGCGAGCTCGCCGAGGAAGTCGGACACCTTCTGCTTCGTGTTCTCCATGCCAACAGTCCTACTACGCCGCCGCGTCCACGGTGACCGGGATAGTGACGGTCTCGCCGATCTGAGTGCGGTAGACGATGTAGTCGTTCGTCGCCAGGAGGCGGACGTAGACCAGGATCACTCGGATCCCGACCGACGTCAGGGCCGCCGTGTTCCCGCCGTCGGGGTCGACCTTGTACGCCTGGATCCGCTGGAGCGACGGCTGGTCCGTCGACAGCAGGGTCTCGAGGAACGCGACGTTCTCGCCCACCAGCGCGTCGATCCGGTCCTGAGTCGCCGGGCTCTTGAGGAACGGCGCCGCCTGCTCCGCCAGGCTGTCCTGGATGAAGTCCGCCATGCGCCGGCGCTTGATGGGGGTGCGCGTCGGGTAGGACGCGCTGTTCGCCGCGGTCACGCCCTGCATCCACTGCCAGCCGGTGGACCGGTCCTTGTAGAGCGCGCACACGCCGGCGCGGATGAGGTTCGCCTGGTCGCCCTTCGACAGTGGCGAGACCTTGAACGCGTCCTCGAGCTCCGTGATGTCCTGGATGTACGGATTCGCCTCGCCCGGGTTGTGCTCCTCGGGGATGTTCGACAGGGTCGACGCCATCGCCGACGCCGCGTCGGTGGTGACGTTCACCGAGCCGAATTCGGTCACGACGATCTTGCGGTGCGGGAAGGCGATGATCGCGCGCTCTCCGCCGGACGGCTGGGCGTACCCGTCCGCCGCCGCCAGGCCGATCGCCGCCGTCTTGGCGGTGCTGGCCGCCGCCACCGTCGCCGCCGTCGCCGGGTCGGCCGCCACGACCGCCATGCGCCCGCGGGCCATCTCCGAGCAGGCCACCGCGTTCGACACGAGGGCCACCCGGATCGCCGAGGTCCGGCGGGCCGACCACAGGACCACGATGTTCGGGGTGACGTCGCCGTCGCCCGGGATGGTCTTGTCGACCGCCGCGACGTACTGCGACTCGAGGCGAGCTGCCAGCGTCGTGCCGGCGCCGGGCGGCCACAGCACGGTCGAGTTCGTGACCGCCGTGATAGTGGTCGTCGCCGCCACGTTCGACAGGGTCGGGTCGAGGACGAACACGATCGCCGCGATCGCCGTCGCCACCACCGGCTCGACCACCCGGATCGGAAAGCACGGGACCTGGACCGTGACCGCGTTGGTGGTCAGCGCCGTCCCCTTCGGGATGGTGAAGTCGCCCGACGCCGCGAACACGCGGGTCGAGCCGGCGAACGTGGCCGCCGAGCCGAACCGAGCCCCGGCCGGGATGAGGATGTCCTTGGCCGTGTTGCTGCTGCCGTCCTGGTCGACGGTGGCCACCGTCACCGTCACCGACAGGGTCGCCTTCGTCGTGCCGGCGTCCGCCGTCACTGCCTCGTGGTCGACGCGCAAGATCGCCAGGCGCCGAAACGTCCTCTTGTAGAGCGAGAGGTTCCCGTTCCCGTTCCACGGCGCGTACCCGATCGCCGTGCTGGTGACGTCGGCCGAGCCGTCCTGGACGCCGGCGGCGGACTGGCTGAAGTACTTGTAGACCGTGCCGCCGAACAGGGCCGCCTGCTCGCCGCCGTCGGTGACTTCTGTCGGGACGAAGGGTCCCTTCACGAACTCGCCGATGACGCAGCACAGGCCGGGCGCCGTGCCGATCGAGATGACGGGACCCGTCTCGTCGATGACGACGATCTGGGGGACCGCCGTGATCTCAGCCAGGGTCGGGGTGGTGTCGCGTCGCAGGACGAATGCCATCTGGCCTCCGCGGACCATCCTGTAGCGCGCAGCGCGCGCGGGTCAAGGAATTGGCCCGTCTCCTACATCCACGACCATCTTCAGCTTGAACGGCTGGACCGGCCCGACCACCACGTGGGGCGCCTCGCAGCGGACCACGAACTCGGCCTCCTCGATATTCCGGGCGGCGCTGTCGGCGTCGTCCGGCTTCCTCGAGGAGATGAGGGTGTAGCGGGCGGGGACCCCGTAGTAGTCCGGCAGGGTGGTGATGATCCCGTAGCGCACGCCCTCGTCCGTCATCAGGACCCGCGGGTCGACGAACATCTCCTCGATCCCACCCTTGATGGCGGTGCGCTCCGCCCCGGTCGTCGCCCGCGCCTGGACCACGAGGTCCTTGGTCCCCTCGGAGAGCTTGTAGAGCCCGAACCCGGGTTCTCCCCTGCGCTCCCACGTGTCCTCGAGGAGCGCCGGCGTGTTCTCCGGCGCCGAGTAGGTGATGTCGTTGTCCGGCAGCACGCACGCCGCCGGCGCCACGTTCCCGTCGTTCAGGCCCGGCCACTCGTCGAACACCTCGAGGAAGCGCACCGGGCCGCCGGGGGCCGGGAACACCGCCGCCTCGAGGAGGCGCTTGAGGCCGCGCGCCATGGCGGTCTCGAGGTCGCAGGTGCGCCGACGGCTGAACTCCTCGCGGGTGATCGGCATCAGGCCCCCCTCCCCGCGACGTCGGCCCGGAGCGCCTCGCTGACGTCGCGCTCGAGCCGGAGCGAGGCGATCTGGAGGACGTGGCGCCCCTTGATGCCGCGGCGCTTGATCGCGCGGGCGATGAGGAACGCCACGCTCCGGACCTCTGAATCGCGGGACCGCGCGGCGTGCGTGGCGCCCGGGTCGCCGGCGATCTTCTTCCTGGAGACCCAGTCGATGATCACCTTCAGCGGGGGCGCCTTGGCGCCGATCCGCCGGCCCCATTCGATGATCGAGGCGTAGGGCGAGCTGTTGTAGAACGCCGCCCCGGTCGGGATGTCGTCGGCGTGCCAGTCGCGGCGGTACGTCTCGCGGTCCACCGGCGCGCGCGGCGCCAGGGCGGAGATGACCTCCTGGACGCGCTGGGGGCCCCTGAGCTTCACGGTGCGGCGGATGACCTCGACGGCCTCCTCGACCGGGCGCGCCTGCTCGCGGTAGTAGCGCGCCATCCCGTCGAAGCTGTAGGTCTCGCCGGGCATCAGAAGTCGCTCCGCTGGTACCCGCCGCGCCGACCGCGGTCGTAGTCCTGGCGGGTGACCGTGACCCGCCAGCCGAAGCCGTCGCGCTGGAGCTCGGGCACGGCGACCGGCGGGGAGAACCGGCGCGGCGCCGGCGGCGGCCGCTGCGGCGTCAGCTCGACCACCTCGTAGAAGAAGTCGACGTTCCGCTTCGACGTGCGCTGGAGGACCGGGTCCTGCAGGTCGGGGGTCCGCCCCATCAGGTCGTCCTCGCTGTAGATGCCGGCGGAGATCTGGTCGATCACCAGGTCCCCTTGTTCGATCGTCCCGGTGGCCTCGACCACGCGCCGGACCGAGTCGACGTCGCGCACGCGCGGTGGCGGGACGAGCTCGCGCCGGGAGATCTCCACCTGCTGCCCCTCGCCGCGCTCGATGCCGGACCACTGCACGTGCACCAGGTACACGCGGTGACGCCGGACGCCGAACTTGGCCGGGAGGCGCCGGACGCGGTCGACTACGCCCTGCAGGCGCCACGCGAGCGACGCGGGCGCCTGGTTCGGCGCGGGCCCGCGGAGCTGCCCGGTGACCTCCGGGAGGTCGGCTCCTGGGACCCCCGTCGGTACGCGGTCAGCCGCCACGGATCAACCCTTACAGGATCTCTTCGACGGCAGGGGCGACCTCGGACCAGCGCACCAGGAGGTCGATCTGGACGTTCGGCGTCGGGGTGAACCCGGAGTTCGTGGTGTGCTTCACGCCCAGCTTGTCGCCGGCGTTGAACGAGATCGGCACCGACAGGAGCTTGATGCCGGAGGTCGCCGTGGTCAGGTCGGCCGCGTCGCCGGACGCCGTCCCGCCCACCGTCGCCTGCGCCGTGCACGTCCCCGCCGTCACGGCGGTGCTCAGCTGCCAGATCAGCCCCATGATCTTCCCGGGACGACCAGCCACGACCGACGTGGGGGCATTCGTGTCGATGCCCTGGTACTTCTCGGCGACGCCCGACTGGCTGGCGGCCAGCGCGTCGACGCGGAACTGCCCGAGCTGGCCGATCCGGGCGTTCGCCGTCTCGAGCGCCGGCTCATTGCACTTCTCGACCCGAACCTTGCCGCCGCCCTGGTCGATGACTCTTCGCGTGTTCATGCTGGCTGCTCCTCAGGAGTGGATGACTTGCCGCGACCGCCCGACACCCGCCGTCGTCGCGTAGCGCTCAGAGTACGGGTTGACGGGCGCGCCGAGCAAATTCGAGAGCCGCTGGACCCAGCGGTTGTACTCGGCCTCGAGGGCGCCGGTGGCGTCCTTGTTGATGACGATGTTGTCGACCTTGTCGGCGTCGACCTGCTCGACGATCTCCATCAGGCGCTGCTCGATGCGCGCGAGGTTGGCCAGGAACATGCGCAGCCGGCCGACGGACGACTCGGGGATCCGCTCCAGCGCCATGGCCACCAGGAACTGGGGCTGCGTGGCGGCGGGGATCCCGAGCGTGATGGAGGCCGCCGCCAGCTGCTGGGCCTGGTAGCCCATGTGCAGCAGGACGGCGGTCTTCTCCTCCTGGCTCAGTACGGCGGTCGCTTCGGCCACGGACCCAGACTAGCAGGGCGCCGCGGCCGGAGTGAAGGACTAGGCCACGGCGTCGTCTTCGACCTCGCCCGATTCGCGCGCGGCGACCGACCATGCCGGCTCCTCGCACGGCTCCAGTTTCACGCCTGACGCCACGAGCTGGCCGATGTCGTAGGACGTCGACCGGATGACCTTCCCCTTCGGCATGCGCGTCCTGCCGGATTTGTTCGAGACCTCGCCGTCCTCGAGGACGCGGAACCATTGGACCTCGACCTCGTGGCCGCCGTCCGCCTTCGCCGGGGCCGCCGCGCGAGCTGCCGGCCTGCGGGCCGGGGGCGGCGACGGGTTGGCGACCTGGCCGTCGGACGAGCCGGCGACGTTCTCGGACTGAGCCTGATCCGCCACCGCCTCGACGGCGGCTCGCTTACTTCCTCCCAGGGGCTTCGACATGGGTCCTCATCCTTTCGGGGCCGAAAAGAGAACGGCCCGCCCCGCCAGACTGTCCTGGCGAGAGCGGGCCGTCAACGGCGACCGGGATCAGGTGCCGCTGGGGGCGTCCGAACCGGGGGTCGCGTCCGGGGGGGTCGCCGCCTGGTCGGAAGGCGCGGTGGGCGACGGCGCCGGAGGGGGGGGCGTGGCGGGGACGGCCGGGGTGCTGCCGGTATTCGCGGCGACGGCCATGGAGAGCGCCTCGGCACTGCCCATGAGCGAGGCCCGGAGGTCCGCCAGCTTGGCGGCGTCGGTGCCGGCCGCGGCCAATTCCGCGTTGATCCCCTGGATCAGGGTGAGGGCCGACTTCTCGACCTCGACGCTCTTGGCGACTTGGTCGGCGAGGTCGGCGATGCGCTGGTTCAGGTCGGTGATGCTTCCCATGATGGTCCTCACGTTTCTGGCGGTCTCCTCCACGGAGAGCAGGGCGTGATGGACGCGGTGGAGGACGCGATCGATCCGCTCGAAGAACATGCCGGCAGAGTACACCCGCCGGGCCCGTCGAGTCACCCCGCGGCGGCGACCAGGGCGCGATCTACCACCTCGCCGAGGCAGTTCAGGCAGCACCTGCCGCTGCCCTCGCCCGGGCGCCTGTCGATGCCGCCCACGCACACCAGGCAGCGGCGCACCCCGTCCGGGCCGGGTTCGCTCCACCCGGCGTCGTCCGCGACGTCGCCCTCGACCACGATCGCGACGTCCTCGACGACGACCTCATCGGCGGCGCTGGCGGCCGCCGCGGCGCGCTCGATCTTGTCGTGCCAGCCCTTGTTGTGCCCGGTCCTCCCGCAGACCTTGCACACCTGCTCGCGCCGGCCGCCGATGAGCGGGCCCTCGCCGGGCGGCGGCTGACCAGCGGGCCCCGGCTCCGCCGGCGCCGGCGCGGGCACGGGCACGGGCACGGGGACGTCGCGTCCTCCGCGCCGACGCGCCCAGCTCGCGCGCTGGCCGGCGGAGATGCGCTCCCGCTGCTCGTCCGTGAGCCTGGACCCGCGAGGGCGCCCGCCGCGCTTCGCCTGGCGCTCCGGTCCGCCCTGGGCGGGGCGTTCTTGTTCGACCTGGCCAGCGGGGGCGGGCGCCGACGACGGCGCGCCTGGCGCGAACCAGCGCGCCTCGCCGCTCTCCTGGCGGGCGACGAGGACCAGGGACATGGCCACGTCGGCCGACTGCTCGTCCTCGAATGGGCCCCCGTCCATGGGCGGCATCCCCTCGCGGGGGATCTCCCACCACCACCCGTCCTCCCGCTGGGCGACGCGCGGCCTGGACGGTCGCCGGCGCTCCTGGCGCCTCGCCCGCCGGATCGCGCCCAGCTCTCGCTCCGCCTCCCAGATCTGCTCGGCGACCCGGCGCTGGCGCCCCCGCAGGCGCCCGAGCTCCTCCTCGAGCTGCTCCTCGGTGCGCGGCCCGGGCTCCGCCTCACCAGCCGGTTCCCGCAGGACCGGCTCTTCCGTCAAGCACGGCGCCGTTTGTAAAGCAGGCCCGGTTCTGTCAAGCACGGGCGGCCGCGGGACGCTGCAGAACGCCAGCGCCCGGACCGCCTCGTCCCTGGTCCGGAACGGGCCGCCCCAGAAGAACCCGCCCGCGCTGGCGGCGCGCCAGACCCAGCCGCCGCCCTGGGGGTGGACGACCAGGTCGGTCCCGTCTTCCTGGCGCCACTCGTTCCTCACCTCGACGATGTTGGCCGGTCGCGCCCCAAAATGAAACGGGGCCCCGCGTGGGACCCCGTTAGGAGAGACGACCAGGCGGCGAGGGTTACTCGCCGTGGATGCAGACCACGGCGCGCTTGAACGTCGCCGGGGACGAGGCCGCGAGCTCGTCGCTCGGGATCGGCCAGTCGCCCGAGATGCTCCAGGACGACGCCGTCACCTGCTGCAGGCGGTCCAGGGGCGCCCGCATGATGAGGCGGATCCGCTCGGTCATGACCTGGATGCCGCCGTTCGTCACAGCGAACTCCCCGATCTTGCCCATCACGCCCGCCTCGCTGATGTAGCGAGACTCGTCGAGGTACTTCTCTTCGACCACGCCCTGGCCCGTCACGATCGGGCGGTGGACCGAGATGCCACCGGCGTTCGTCACCTCGAACCCGTGCGTCGCACCGTTGATGGTGTCGGTGTCGCAGTTCGTGAGGTACGGGACCTCGTTGTTCTCGTAGAACGCGGCGTTCAGCATCACCTTGATGACGAACTCGCGGTAGTGGATGCCCTCGGGCAGCGACTGGTTGAGCCGCTGGAACTCGTTGTCGCCGAACACCTGGTTCACCGACGCGGGGTCCACGTGGAAGTGGTACATCCCGTCCTCGTGGGTGGGGATGTTGTTGAAGCGCAGCTTCGCGATCGCCGAGCGGACGTCGCCCAGCGTGAAGGTGTCGGACGACGTGATGTCGTCGACCGACGTGCCGCCGCCCGAGTACACCAGGTCGGTCCGGTTCGCCGAGAGCACCGATGAGCGCGCCGCCAAGTTCGAGCCGAGCGCAGGGGAGATGGTCAGGGTCCCGCCGTGGACCTCGTCGCCCGAGGTGTCCGAGGTGAACCCGGTGATCTGGCCGGCGTATGCGATGGCCGGGATCGTGATGCTGATCGGGTTCGTGCTCGAGACCAGCTGCGGTCGGCCCTGGTACAGCTTGCGAGTGAAGCCGCCCAGGTTCGCGACGTGGATCGTCGAGTTGCCGGACGTCTGCGCGACGTCGGTCACCGTGTTGCCGGAGACGTACGCGTTGTAGATCCGATCGCGCACGACGCGGTTGATCGACTGGCCGGCCTGCATGCCCAGCGCCTGCATGTTGCTCAGGTACTGGCTGGCCAGCGTGACGTAGCTGGTCGGCATGTGCGTGTCCACCGTGTCGCTCCACTGGGCCGCGGTCGCGTCCCACTGCTCGGTCTGGGGCGTCTTCGGCATCGGGTCCTGACCCGGCGTGGTGGGCCGGGTGCGGACCTTCATCAGGCCACGGCGGGTGAACGTCTGCGAGCCGCCCAGGTTCTGCGCCCACAGCTCTGCGTTCGCCTCCATGCGGAACAGCAGGCGCGGGAACAGGGCGTCGCGGAACATGCGCTGGAGCGTTCGGTCCTGGATGGTGGCGACGACGCTCGGGTTGAACGCGACGGAAATGTTGTCGGCCATGGTCTGTGATCTCCTTGGTTAATCAAGCTGCCAGGACGACGACTCCGCCGTCAAGAAATCAGCCGAAGTTGTGGCGAGAGCGGAGGTGACGGTTGAACTCCTCGGGAGACATGTCGTCGACGTCCTTCGGCGGCGGTGGCGCCGGCGGCGTCGCTGACGTCGGCGCGCCACCACCGGGAGCGGTGCTCTCTGGCGGCGCAGTCGCCGGGGGCACCGGGACGACCTGCGGCGGGGCCGCTGGCGCGCCGAACAGGTACGGCATGTCGGCCTTCATCCCGACGAAGAACGCGCGCGGCTCTTTCGCCTTCTCGGGGCCCTCGGTGCGGACGTGCTGCTGGTACTGGTCCAGCGCGAAGGCGATGTGCTTCTCGACGATCCCCGCCGCCATCGCGTCCTGCCGCAGGCCGAGCTCGAACACCTCGGCCTCGTGGCGCGACTGCAGGCGCTTGTACTTCGTCTTCCACTTGTCGCCGCGCTGGCGCTCGCGCTGGGTCCGCTCGTCGGGCGGATCGCCCGCGCCGGGCGCCGCCGGAGCGGCCGCCGCGGGTGCGGGAGCCGCCGCGGGTGCCGGCGGCGTCGCCTGCTTCGCCCGCGCCAAAATCGCCTTGGCCTCCTCGAGCGTGCAGCCGAGCTCGTCCTGGACCATCTGCTGCGCGCGGCGAGCGGCGCGCTTCTTCAGGTCGGCCTCCGGGATGCGGTGAACGCGGCCGGGCTGACCGGGGGCGGCGGCGGGCGGCGCGCCGGGGGCCGGGGCCGCGGGTGCGGCGGCGGGCGCTGCGGCCGGTGCCGGTGCGGCGGGTGCCGCGGGGGCTGCGGCGGCGGGCGCGGCAGCGGGTGCCGCGGGTGCGGCGGGCGGGTTGGTACCTGGGATCGTCTCCTGCTCTGGCGGCATCGTGCTCTCTCTCAGTCGGTCCCTCGGGTCGGTGTGCGTGGCCGGATTTAACCGCCCGGCCGGGCGTGGGGGAGGGAACCGCGGACCCCTACCCGAGGACCCCCGCTGATACGGACGGCGCGCCCGGGGGTACCCCGGATGCTCGGCGCGCCGCCCGCGCGGATCACTTGTCGAGGGGCTGGCTGAGCCCGGACCGGGTCACGTCCGACGCCTTCGCGTACGTGAAGGCGGCCACGGTCACCGCGTCGGCGGTGTTGAAGAGGACCTTCTTGTTGCCGTCCCAGATGGCCTCGCCGGGGACCGGGACGAGCGCGCCGGGACCCGAGATCGGGCCCTGCCGGACGGACTTGATGCCGGTCGACGTGGCGGTGGTCGCGTTCACCAGCACGAGCGACGTCGGCTGGTTCGCCAGCGTCGCGACGTTCGACGTCACGGACACGCCGGTCTCCGTGGCGGTGAGACCGGACAGGAGCAGGTTGAGCAAGTCGCCGAACTGCAGCGAGCGGAACACGTCCGCCACGCGGTTCGGGTTCCCGCTGTTGAGGCTGTCGCGGATCGTGGACTCGGCTGCCATTGGTGAATCTCCTAGTGAGCGGTTGACGTGCGCGGCTGGTGCGTCGTCCAGACTGCGTCGCGCGCGGTCGCGGTGTCAAGGAACGGAGGCGTCGGAAAGCACGACCAGGTCGACCTCCCCGATGCCGGAGATCGCGAGACCCGTCAGGCGCGAGGCCGACAGCCACAGCAGCCCGGACAAGGGGACCACGGCGGTCCCGCTCGAGGACGTCAGGTGCAGGGCGACGTCGCGCCCGCCGATCCGGGAGGCGGCCACGAACGTCGCGGCGCGGGACAGCTCCATCTGGTACGGGTCGTCGCGGCGCCGGCGCAGCTGGAGGCGCCCGCAGAACGACGTGACCGCCAGGAGGCGCCGGTCGCAGTCGGCCACCTCGTCCCCGGCGAGGACGGCCACCAGGCGAGCGCTCACCTCGCCGACGCTGAGCGGCTGGATGACGATCCCACCGGACGGCACGATCCGCCCGGCCGCGGTCGCCACTGCCTGGCCTGCGACCCCCACCGCCACCGAGAGCGACACGGCGCCGGCCGCGGTCGCCAGCTGCTGGCCGCCGACCGGCCTCGAGGCGCCCGGAACCGGCTGCCCGGCGGCAACGCCCGCGCCAGCGCCCGCCAGGGCGACCACCGAGGTCGGGGAGAGCGCCCCCGGCGACCCGGAGGCCGCCTGCCCCGCGAGGACAGTGGCGCTCTGCGGGGCGACCACGCCGCCGGCGACGCTGGCCGCCGACCCGGAGGTCGCCCTGGCCAGCGCCGGGGAGGCCGTGCCCGGGGAAGCCGCGGCCGCCGCCCCCAGGAGGGTGAGCACCGACGCCGGGGACGCGCTCCCGGCGGCCGAGTTCGCGCCCTGCCCCGTGAGAGCTACCGTCACGCTGACGCCGAGGGCGCCGGCCAGGGCCTGGAGCGCCTGCCCGACGAGGACCACGCCCCCGGGGGTCGACAGGTTGCCGGCCTGGGCCTGGGCCTGGGCGCCGGCCAGGAACGCGGCCACGGCCGGGACCTGCGAGCCCTGGGCCCCGGTGGCGGCGATCCCGGACAGGGCCCGCGCGATCGCGGGCGACGCGGTGCCGGTGACCGCGGCCACCGCCTGACCCCCGACCGCCAGCGAGAGCGTGACGGTGACCGCCCCGGCCGCCGCGGTGGCGGCTTGGCCCGCCAGGGCGACCACGGACGCCGGCGCGAGCGCACCGGAGGCGCCCGTCGCCGCCTGCCCCGCCGGTGTGACGGCCGCCGACGCCGCCACCGACCCGGAGGCGGTCCCGGCCTGCTGCCCAGACACCGCCTTGCTCAGGGCGGGCGTCACCGCGCCGGCCGCCGCGGTCCCCGCCTGGCCGGGGAGCGGGACGGACGAGGTGACGCCGGCGGCCCCGGCCGAGCCCGCCAGTTGCTGGCCGGACAGCGCGAGGGAGGTGGCCGGGGTTGTGGTCCCCGCGGCCGAGCTAGCGGCGGACCCCGACGCGGCCACGTTCGTAGCGGGGAGCGCGGTGCCGGCGGAGGCCGTCGCCACTTGGCCAGACAGCGACACCGTCACGCCGGAGGCGACAGTGAGGCCGTCGTCGTCGACGATCCTGCCCATCGCCCACGGGTCCGCGCCGAACAGCTGGACCTCGGCCTTGGTCAGGTTGCGCGTCCAGATCCACGCCCCCGCCAGCTGCGCCACGCCCGCCGCGATGTTCTGGGTCCCCAGGATCACGTCGCTCGCGGTGGGGATGCGCGCCGCCCCACCGCCGCCGAGCGTGCCGATCGATCCGACCACGCCCGGTTCGAGCAGCAAGCCGCCGACGCCGCCGCCGGCGTTGATGTCCTGGTAGCTCCAGACGATCAGCCGAAAGCGCGAGGTCGTGAAACCGGAGGTGCCGGGAGAGGACTGGCCGCGGTTGTTCTGCTGCGTGTAGACCTGGCCGGCGACGAAGTTGCTGCCGAACCCGACGCTGCCGCTCTCCTGGTTCGGGGCGGTGTTGTTGTTGTAGGTGCCGATGCCAACGATCGGCACCTGCGTCCCGGCGGTCGCCGTCGTGACGCGGAAGAGGGCCGCGAACGTGATGCCCCAGCGGCCGGTCGCGTTGGCCGCGAGCTCCTGGTGGAGCATCGGCGTGAGGGCCGCCTTCCACCGGATCTCCTTCGTCCCGCTTAGCGAAACGGCGGGACCGACCTCTCCGGAGACGAAGTCGGCCCCAACCAGTCCGGACGGCGTCCCGATCGCACCCGACACCAGGTCCTTGAAGCCGGCCGAGCCGCCGTGCTCGGTCAGCGCAGCGAAGAACCCCAGGTCCTGGCTGAGGGGATGGTGCTCGTTGAACCTCACCACCTCCGGCTTTACGGGAAAGCCAGCCATGGCGAACTACGCGATGGTCTCGTAGACCGGCTTGACCGTGATCCGATGGTTGCCGGACGTCGCGTTCAGGTTGACGCCGGTGTTGTGGACCGCGAAGACCACGAACTGCGCCGGGCACTTCCCGCCGAACAGCGCGGCGACCGAGACGTTGGTGAATTCGTAGGCGACGTTCGAGGTAGCGGTGACGATCCCGACCCACGCCATGCGGCCGTACTGCTGGAGCTGGGCGCGGCTGGTGACGGTCTCGGCGCTGTTGGTCCCGTCGAACACGTCGGGCCAGTTCGTGTCGTCGCTCTTGGCGATGACCCACACCTCGATCGCCGTGTCCACGGTGGGCGTCGTGCCCGTCGTGATCTTCCCGGACAGGAGGTAATCCAGGTACACGTTCGTCGTGTTGTCGATCGCGTCGGACTCCTCGCCGGCGACCAGCGTCGACGACGTCGCCAGCGACGCCAGCGGGATCGTCAGGGCCGACGAGGCTACGTATGTGAGCTTCCGGGTGGCCACGGCTCAGGCTCGTTTCTCTATCAGGTGCCGGCCTTCGGCCCCTTGGCCGCCTTGGGGTCCTGGCCCCACCCCTTCTCGACCCGGCGCTCCACGCGCTTCACGTGGCTGGTCCCCGGGATCTTGTACTCGACCCAGTGCAAGTCGCTGTCGGGAGCAGAGGTGTCCTCCCCCGTCGTGACCTCGAGGTTGTCCGTCGGGACCGGCACCTCGACGTCCCTGGTGACCGGGACGCCGAATGCGGCACCGAGCGCGTCGGCGTCCACCGGAACGCCGACGACGGCGGGCCGGTTGCTCTTGAAGTAGTTCGCCATCGCCGGACGCCTCAGGCGATGCGGAGCAGGCCGTTGGTGGCGTCGTTGGTCGGCATGGTCAGGGTGAAGTTCCCGGCCGTGACCGACTGCGACCCGAACGTGTAGACGCCCACCGCCCGGTTGCTCTGGGTGCTGTTGTAGAGCAGGCACGCGTCCACCGTGGTGAGCGTGACCGTGGTCCAGGCGAAGTTCGCGGAGGGCGTCCAGAACGCGGTGGTGCCGGTCGACGTCGGCGCGGTGCCGTTCGTGACCGTCACGCCGCCGGCCGTGTAGCCGGTCCCGCTCGCCTCGTTGGTCGTGCTGTAGACGGTGGTCGCGGCGCCGAGGGACCCGGCCGTCGTGAACAGGGCCGCCTTGAAGGTGTCCGTGGTCGGGGCCGTCAGCGACGTCCGCGACACCAGGGTCACGGCGCCGAACTGGTGGGCGCCGAGCATGAGCTCGACCTTGAACGACGTGCAGATCGCTTGAACGTTCGCCATTTCTCAGCTCATCCTTCCCTGTTCGCCCGCCATGGACGGGATCACTTTTTTACGCACGTAGACCGACCGGTGGACGTGCTCCTCGCGGCCCGGCTCGTAGAATTCGACAGCGGTCACGTACTCGTCGGGGCCGTCGTCCTCGGTCCGACGGACGACCAGGCCGGCCACGGGCCGGAGCCGGAACCCCTGCCCATCGCGGTAGTCGATGGGGATCGTCCCGTCCTCGGCGACGAGGTGCTGCGGCTCCGCGAACCTCGGGTCCTTGTAGGAGTACCGGATCCCGCGGTAGTCGTCGCCCTTCGCGAACAGCGCCGCCTCGGAGCGGTGCACGCGCTCGGCGCCGAGCCAGTACTCGACGAAGTAGCCGAACCTGGCGCCGTCGTCGATCGAACCGGTCCGCCGCTCGAGCAGCTCGTCCGGGACGGACACCTCGTAGCGCCCCGAGGCGTCGAGGTCGCCGGACACGGTCCCGACGTCGAAACCACCGAGCGACAGCTTCCCCCCTTGCAGGGCGAGCAGGTTTCCGGGGACGCTGCAGGGGACGCTCATTGCCTGAGGGCCATGCTGCGGCCCGCGCGTCCGCGGTGTCAAGATTTCAGCGGAGAGGCGAGGGCGCGTCGTGCGCCAGTCCTACCGCGGCGCCCACGAGGGCGGAGAGCGCCAGGCGGCCGCGGCGCCGCCCCTCGCGCTCGACCTGGTAGAGCAGGGTCGGCCGGACGCGCCAGTACCACCATGGCACGTCGCCGTA